TGAGTGTCGTCCAGCCAGGTAGAAAGCATAAAAAAGCCCCATCAGAAAATGATGAGGCTTATTGTGAACCACCTGCCGGATCGTTCAACCGATCGTTTTGCTTAACCGATCGGTGTTAGCCTCCGGGCGGCATCATCATAGACCGCCTCAGAAGCCCCACACGCCACGCAATCATCGCCATAGCATCAGCCAAACCAGCGAAACGACAGCGCCACAACGACGCCCACAGACGCATAAAATTAAATGCTGTCAGCGACGTTAGCGCGCAATGCTTTCCCCGCCACGCCTGCCCGCTTGATGGGGCTCTTTGGATGCAGTTGCATCGGGTTCCTAAGTCACAGTAACTCTAGATTGATAATGCAGAATCACTAAACATTTACGCATGCATTTGCATGCAACTGGGGAGAGGTAACGACACTTCGTTATTTTTGAAAAAAATAAGGTAAAAATAACTATCGAGGGAGTTGGAAGGTGGTTCTTAAATGAAAAAACGGCCTAAATGTTAGGCCGTTTTAAAATATACTTACAAACTAGCTTACGCGGCGCACGATCTGACTTACGCGCCCACGGCTGATATCGTAAATTTCAGCGACGTCTTTCTGCGGAGCACCATTCAAAACAGCCGTGCGGATTTCAAGGTCACGGAGTCTTTGATCTTGCTTTTTGTTTTGAGTGTTCAATGTTGAGTTTTGCGTTTGCAACCCTCTAACCTTACGCTCTAATTCTTTAACGCGGTATTCCAGTTTATTATCACCAGCCATGTGATATACTCCGATTACGGGGTTAGGTTCTAAATTGATTCGACTGTCAGCACGCTTCTTGCCGGAAGACTGACATCGGAGTTGAATCTACCCCTTTTTTTTTCACCTCAGCAAGCCAAAAAACGAGCACTCAAATCAAAGTTTAATTCGTCCACTTTTTAACCACCTTATTATTTAATTAAATCAACAACTTGCAGTTTATAAGTTAACTAGAAATTAAACTTACTGTATAAAATACCAGTGTTTGTATTTTTTCCTTCCAAGCTTAATACTCTTTAATACCCCCCTCTTAGTACATAACATCCATAAGCGATTCAAACATAGACGAGTTGCTTTATTGAGTACAAGTCAACTTTCCTAACCCTAGTTTTTCTACAAACGGAATAATTTGTAGCAATTCATCGGTGCTGTTAATCTAAACCCACACTTGTAATGAGGATTTAACATCCAAAGGCCGCCGATGTATTCCATTACTTGCCTGTATATATTTAGCTTCTTCAATATAAGATCATACATTCCCACAGTTATTGACAGGACTCCGAGGCGCGGCAATGCCGCTTTTTAAAGTCAAAGGCTCAACGGCTAAAAGCTTTGGAACGATGCGCCATTCGGCTGTGCGGGTAACGTGTACCAGCTCAGAGCCCAAGTGCGGCGCGTAGATGCCCACGACTCTCTCTATGTCCTCTTCGTAGGCGTTAACCTCGTCAGTCACGTTACGAGCCACACGGACTGTCTGGCTATCGCGTGGAACATTCGCCCCACCCTGCGCTGCGATATACAGGTCAAATTCACCTTCATCAGCTGCAGCCCTCGCCGCCTCGACACGCTCATCGAATTCATCAGCAATGCTTACGCCGCGAGGCAGTTTGCGCAGCTCGCGATATGCGCCCATCGTTGGCAGGCCAATAGATTTGAATTGCGGGATGCGCCACGTTGACGCCCATGCGGTTACAGCAGCGGCCGTATCAGTCAGAGGCTTGCCTGTGTCGTGATCGACCTGACCATCGAGCGCGTAACCATCGATATTCTTCGCAATGTATTTTGCGATGTAACCGGCTGCGCCACCTTGATTGAGGTGCTTCGCTTCAAAGCGCTGTGTTGCGGCCCCCTTTTCATCGCCATCTTCTTTTAAGGCATAACGGCGCATGATTTCGGTGATGTGTTTGCGTTGTTCTGGTTTGCAAAAAAGCATCATGTGCCAGTGCGGCGTTCCGTCATGATGCGGCTCGACAACGCGCATCCCATAGACCTGCAAATCGTTATCTTTAAAAGCTGTACGCATCAGGCTCCAGATACGGCACAAATACCGCTGTCCATCCTTCGGCGTAAAGGCGGTTTCATTCCAGCCGTGATTAAGTTGCACTGTCTTTTTATCGCCCTTTCCTACCTGACGCGTCGGGTGATACTTCGATGGCGTGGTGATAGTGATAAACATCCCGACGTCACCCTGACCAGCCGCATAGCGTTCAATGCCTGCAATCGTGTTCATCAGTTCCATACGACGGATTTCTGGGTTTGAAATACTTCCCATGACTTTGCTGATGAGATCGATGCGCTCACCAGTCACTTTGTTTTCCAGTTCGCACGATTTGAGGTATTCGAGGTTAGCCAGGCGGCGAGAATGCACGTCGCGGATCGCCGTTCTGCTGGCGTATGGAGAACGGTCTTTATTTACCTCACCGGCTGCAATCAGCAATGCCTCGTGCCAGCGCATACGCTGCGCCTTAAACTGGTTAATCCACCATTCATCGTTAATCAGACGAGCAATAGCGGAAAATGCCTGGCGAATTGTGATCTGCCCTTTGCGGTATTTTTTCCAGAACATCGGGGTGATATTGAATGCACGCGCTGCACCGGCAACGTGACCATATAAATGCGCCTGCGCCTCATCGGTGAAAAGAGTCTCTTTACCGCCGTGAGCATCTGCCCAAGCGTCGCTTAATTCTTCATAAGCAACATAGAGCTGCGAAGCGATACGAGCTGCAAACTTTTTGAGCGCCTTGTCACTCATACCAGGTAAACGCGAATAGCTTTCTCGCTCGCTCATGAAGAGTAGCGATACGGTCTCGTTCATTCCATTAAGCTGATTGACCCGCTCAAGACGCGGCCCCACCCTTTGCTCGACGGTGTTCTTAAGGAAATAGAAACCATGAAGTGGGCTTTTAGTACGACGGATAAAGTCATACCGAGAGTTGAACAACGTTTTTAAGACGTATGGCAGGCGATTAACTTTACCTAAAACACCTTGCACCTGACGGAATTCGCCACGTGTAAGGGGTCTGTCACGGCCAATTGCAGAGCGTGGAGCATTCCAGGGATAAGCACCGACGAATGTATCATCGGTGTGCTTCGAGAAAGGAGGCGGTGGCGAGGGGGCAATACGCCCCCGAGGTTCAACGGCCATTTGAAGTGAAGGCGTCAAGACATTGCTTCGCTACGCGCTCAATCTGAGTTTCAAGCGCCGAGAAACGAGTGGCGTCTCCCGTTAAAAGGTCATGCAAAACAAGACCGGAAACGAGCTTAGAAATTGTCGGGTAGTAACCCACTACATCCAGCCAGTCCTTACCTTCATTCTTGCCGGATGTAGCGGTTTTCTTTTCCTGCAAAATAAATTGATAGCGGTCGCTGGTAATAACGTACTGGTGATTTATCTCGATGCGTATGCTCATTTTTACTTCCTGTTAAAAGTGGTTAATCTGCTCTACCAAAAATCGAGTTGTGTAACTTTTCCGACTCCTGACCTAATAACTCGATAATCTCGGTGCGGTTTAGTTCTGACTTACTGATGTGCGCGATAAGACCGTCAAATTGAGAAGAGAAACGGGTCGCTGTGTCGCGCTGTGCTTCGCTTACTGCCTGCGCCAGAAGTACCGAATACATACCCCGCTGCGCTGTATTTTGTTTTTGCATTTTCCAATCTCCAGACAAAAGGAGTCCCCACGCTGTAAGGCGCGTAATAAAACGAATCCAGATTAATTAATGTAAATACTGCTCAGGTTTTACCGAGGTTAAAATAGTTGGTGCGTACTCAAAAAGGCTCAACAGCTCTCGCAAAGCGCGGAATAGTTTGTCGCGCCAGTAGCAGTCCTCTTCGTTCAATCGCCAGTGCGGCATACTGAACTCCTGATCCGTAAGCCCGGCATGACGGAAAAGAGAACGTCTTTGACTAACCGTAAGAAGGCTGATGAAGGTCGCCTTAGTCGAGCCATGCTGGCGAAACCGACTGAATGCGAATCTCAGTTCATCCAGAGCACAGACAAGACGCTCGCGATCTGCTTCGTCCATTTCCTCTAAACGCATGAATGAATGACGCTGCTTTAACTGAGCGTGAAAACAAACGGTCAGCCGTTCCCGCTCCATCATCTGATTGTAAAAATCGCAGGTGTCTTGCCAGCGAGGTTGAGCCAGGTACTTACAGACCAAGCCACGAAGTGCAGCCGGTTGTTTCTGGATCACATTAAGAGTCATAACGGTCATAACCACAGCCCTCTTGATTTAACAAGGCGGCGAAGCTTCTCAATAACACTGGGTTTACGGGTGCGGATGATGATGCCCTTGCGGCCGCGACCATGAGTGATGGTGAAGTTAATCTGGTTAGGGCTTTCTCTACGTAGCAATTGAGCAATGCAACGTGGTTCATTCTTCATGCTGACTCTCCTAATCCGAGCCACATCAGCCAACCGTCGCGAATTTCTTTCGGGCGGCTGTCATAGGCCATTTTCATGCCTTTGTTCCATGCTGGCAGGTATACCCAATATTCCCCAGCTCTCCCGCTTGTTGACTGCGGATCGGTCATTTCAACCACAGGCAGCTTGCCCTTCTCAATCATCCCTTTGACAGCTGCAGGAGTTTTGCCAATAAGACGCGCGAATTCCTGATACGGGACCGCATCAGTGTTACTTACAAGCTGATTGTTCATCTGTTACGATTCTCCTTTAGTGTGGTTAATTGCTCTAAATGGGGTTTAATTGCTCTAAATGATGATTCACCTATCGATGAGTTAAATCAACGATAGGTGATAATGTTCAACTATAGGTGATTTTATGTCAATACAGATCCATGAAAAAATCAAACTCATCAGAGAGTCAGAAAGGTTAAACAGGAAGCAATTCAGCGACTTGACGGGAATCGTTTATGGTTCTTTTTGCAGTTATGAGTCTGGCGACAAAAAGCCGGGGGTGGAACCGCTCATGAAGATACTGCAGCACCCGCAGTTCACTAAATATACGTTGTGGTTTATGACTGACCAAATAGCACCAGAAGCTGGGCAAATTGCACCGGCTCTCGCGCACTTTGGGCAGCAGACAACAACGTCACCCCACTCAGACCAGAAAACTGGCTAACCATTTACGGCGCTTATTTGTGCAGTCAATGCACAGTGAGTTTTTGTTATTTAAATCAGGAAATTGAAGTACGCAGTAACATCATCGGGAGGCTTTATGTCTATTAAAAAGCTCGATGATG